GATTGGAGTCCAGCTAACGACACTACTCGTAACATGCTTCGTGATGGTGGTTGGGACGAGTACAAAGCTGGCGGTACCCCCGCAGTAGACGGCACTTCAAACACTGGAGACTTAGGACGTAGATACGTAGGTATTGTATCACTGGGAGATGTAAATACCGGTGCTCAATTGTACTACCAACGCACTTCTAGTGAAGCTGCGCAGGACTTCGTGTTTGACGATGAAGTCAACATTGGCGTACAGATATTTGGTGATAGCGCTGTAGACGCGGGATCTGCTGATATCGACAGCCAAACGTTCTTTAGGGCTTTTGCTCGTGAAGAAGGGTTTACCTACGCGTCGTCTACTTTGGCAGACACTGGCCAGACGGCTACTGGTGCGTACGTAGTAAACGTACTGCTGTCGAACACTACAGATACCAACATTCAGGCGACCGATGCGCAAATCACTGGTGGTCCCGATGCCACGTTGTATTCGGGCATTACGGTTAGTTACTACAGTGTCGCGCAATCTATCGACATTAACTCCCCTACAGATAACTTCAATTTTAGCATTATTGTAGAAGGTAATGGTGCTACGCTTGAGCAAATCTACACTAAAATTCAATATTTGCTGCGGCAAGATGCGGATATTAACTCCGCGTTAACTGATTCGCTTGGTACAGTAAACGGTAAGACAGCTGACTCACTCATGCGCTTCGTGGGTGCAGATCTTATTTGTACGCAGGGTGTGTTCATTGAGAACTTCAATGCTGACCAGTTGAACAACGTGTCCTTTACTGATGATGGTGGTACCGCAAGACAATACAACTTCGCATCGTCTGGTACGTTGACATTCAACAGCTTCCTAACTAGCGGTAGCACTGGTTACTACACAATGTACATAACCGACTCTGTAACAGGCGGAGATGACTACGGTACTGCTACTGCTATCGTACTAAACGACAAAGATGGGAACCCAATTACGGGTACGATCAACGCCAGCTCTATTGCCTTTACATTTGCGTACGACACTAACACACAGGGTGGACGATCTGTGTTCACTAGCCCCAGTGGTGACGTGCCAGTAACTGTAGTTGCAGGTAACAAGGGTGTTGCTAAACCTGTAGTTACTACGGGTACAATAACTCGTACTAAGGGTATTTCAATATCGCTCGTGGCCGAACAGGATCGAGCATATACACCGTAAGGAATAGGTTATGGCTGACAGCTACATTCAAGTACCGCCGGACTCAACAGGGAAGAAGCTCCAGACGCAGGAGCATACCGTCAACGCGCAAACCGTGCAGACGCAGGTTATGCACATTGGCGATAAAGATACCCCTACTCAGCGCGTATCGGTTGACGATGAAGGCGCAATGAACATCCGCTTCACTGAGGGTGTCCCGCAGCTTGATGCTTTTGGAAAGCTCAGAACATCTGGCGCTGCGATTATCGGGGATTACATTTTCTCTGACTCTATCCTGCCGAGTTCGTTTGCCAGAACGAAAAACGGCACTGGGGCTATTAACCACAATACGACCCTTCGCTGCCTTGAATTGCGAGTCGATGCAAGCTCTGCACCAGCAAACAACGATGTAAACAGGGCGCGAATAACCAGCCATACATACCACCATTATTTTCCGGGGTTTTCGCAACTGATGATGTGTACCGTCGCTATCCCTAACGGGGGGCAGGCTGGCATCGTTAGGGAGTGGGGATACAACGACGTAAGCAACGGATACTTCTTCCGGCTGGATGAGGATAACGATATTCAGTGCGTGATCAGATCATCAGCAAGCGGGTCCGTAACAGAGACAGTCATCAATCAAGCGTCTTTCAATCTTGACAAGGTCGATGGAACTGGCCGGTCTGGCAAATTGCTGGACGTTGAGAACGACAACATATACTGGGTTGATATACAGTGGCTAGGCGCTGGGCGCGTTCGATTCGGAACCTTCCACGAAGGCGCTCGGATTGTAATGCACGAGTATTACCACGATGCCAATGGCGGCGTTCCTCACTCCCAAACAGGCGCTCTGCCAGTCAAGTTCAATATGTATAACAAGTCCGGGGTAGGCAACGGGTCTCTGGCGTACATGCGAGTGTGGTGTTCTTCTGTGGTTACTGAAGCTGACCTTACGCTTGCGGCTTCTGGATCTCCTAAACTGGAGACGCTGACAGCAACATTCTCCCCAGACAATATCAACGACTATCAAGGTCTCAATGATACCGGCAAGGGCGACAGGGCTTCGTTGGCGATCAATCAAGAATATCACCTTGTCGGCCTGCTTACTCCGAGGGAAGTTATTGCAAACAACCCGAATAAGAACAGAACACTTTACGTCCCGCAGTACATGCAGGCTATGGCTTACCACGAAAATGGAGATCCCGCTTTCATAGAGATCGAGGTCTACGTCGATCCGGTTATATCTGGTAATGACGTTGTATTGCCTATCACTGAGGCTGATGCAGCGTTACTTTCAACGACTGCCGTCTTTGAAGACGTTGAGCCTGATGATCCGTACAACGCAACGCTCGTTTACAAAAACACAGGTGGTCGTGTGAACTACTTTGGTGGCGGCTACCATCAGTTGGCAGCCTACAGCAAAGGAGGATTTGATCGAACAAATTTGGGAGACCAATTCGGCAACCTTCAGGATGGCGCTTTCAAAGTGTACGCAGACGATGGCGGCAATAACCGCTGCCCAATCCTGACTGTGACGCAATCATCAGGCGCAGGAGTTGCTACGCGGGTTACGATCAATACGCCCCCAACTGGCGTGTCATGGTCGAACCATCGCGAAGGCAACGCAATCATTTTTGAGAACATACCCGGCCTTATCGGATCGGATGCTACCTATGGAATTAACGAACAGAATGGCCCGTTCTACTTGCGAATGGTGTCAAAGGATACGGCAGAGCTATATACCGACAAAGACTATCAAACCCCGTGGGATACATCTGGCCTAAGCAACGCAACAAACGGCGGATCTAATACTTGGTCTGGAGCAGGTGGATTTATTTTGTCGGGATACGGCCCGTATTTGTATTTCGCCGTAGTAGCAAAGCCGGTTGGCTTGTCGGTTCATAACGGAACCAACACTTATGGCAGCACCAACGCATCAACCAGCAACCGAGACATAACGGTTCACTTTGTTCTTGGTTGGAATGAGATCAAGCAGTAATGGCCATTGCCATTTGGACAGCGTTTGGTGATACTTGGTTAGATGATGACAAAGTTTCGTTTAACGGTATCACCAAACGTATAACGGTAAACAGTGGAGTTACTGAGCTGAACATCCGTGCGGACGTATACTCTGCGTGGGTACGGTGGGTTGAGAGATACCAGAACAGTCAGTATTTAGCTGCTATGCGGTTTACTGGCCTTGACCCTATTCCGGGTGGGTTCACTGGGGATACGTACTTCATGATAAATGGGTGGAAGCTATGCTATGACCCAAATGTGGTTGCAGTAGCGGGAGTACTATATTCTGATGATTACGATACGGCGTATTGGTCGTTAGATGCAGTTAGCCCAATATACCCCGCTAGGGTGTCGTCATTGGTCAACACTTCGGTTAGTACGCAGAACGTGGTTACCGGTGACCCAGATACAATTGCTGCCGCTGTTGCTGCAGCGTTGAATGCACTTACAGTAGAGCAGTTTATTGCTCTGAAGGATTGATTATGAGACGTCGATTTGCAAGCGGTGGTAGAGTGGAGAAGTCGAAAATGGCGTGTAACTCGCCAAAACGCACTCCGTCACACCCTAAAAAATCACATGTGGTTAAAGCATGTGAAGGTGGTAAAGAGAAGGTCATTCGGTTCGGTGAGCAAGGTGCTAGCACTGCTGGTAAACCTAAAGCTGGAGAGTCGGAGCGCATGAAAAAGAAGCGTAAAAGCTTTAAAGCACGCCACGCAAAAAACATTGCAAAAGGCAAGATGAGCGCGGCATACTGGGCCAACAAGGAAAAATGGTAGGAGGTACCAATGAAGATGAAGAAATATCAAGCGGGCGGTAAAACTAGCGTACCCGGAATTGGTAAGACTGACGAAGAGCTTATGAAAGCAATTCGCGGTAGCGATGTTCCTTCACCTGAGAAGGAAGCTGAACTGATGCGTAAAATGAAGGAAGACGAGATGGACGAGAACATGGAAGAAGGCTACAAGCGTGCTACTGGTAAAAAAGAACCGAAGAAAATGAAGTGCGGTGGTATGGCCAAGAAGTACAAAAAAGGCGGATCAGTACGTGGCGCAGGTAAGGCCATGAAAGGCGTACGCCCCTGCAAGATGTGCTAAGGAGTAGAAGATGACGACATCCGGCACGACAGCATTTGACATGGACTTCACGGAAATCGCCGAGGAAGCGTGGGAGCGTGCCGGACGTGAGATGAGATCTGGGTACGACCTGCGTACTGCTCGACGGTCTATGAATTTAATGACTATTGAGTGGCAGAACCGTGGGATCAACTTGTGGACTATTGACGAGGGGTCAGTATCGCTAACAAGTGGTACAGCGCAGTACGACCTACCAGCCGATACCATTGACCTACTAGATCAGGTTGTCCGTACCGGTTCCGGTGCTAACCAACAAGATTTAACTATATCTCGAATTAGTGTTAGCACGTATGCGTCTATTCCCGCTAAAAACGCTACTGGACGGCCTATACAAGTATGGATAGAACGTCTTAGAGACAATCCTAAGATTAACGTTTGGCCTGTACCCGATAGTAATAACTACACGTTCCATTACTGGCGAATAAGACGCGTACAAGACGCGGGTAGTGGGGCTGAGACAGCAGACATGAACTTCCGCTTTTTACCTTGTCTAGTGGCAGGTCTGGCATATCACATCGCTATGAAAGTACCTGAGCTAGCAGAACGTGTTCCAATGCTAAAACAAATATACGAAGAGCAATTCCAACTAGCCGCAGACGAAGACCGCGATAAGACCCCCCTTAGAGTTGTACCGAGAGTGGCGAGGTACTAGGTATGGGGCAACGGTTTGCTTCCAACAAACGAGCTATCGCAGAATGTGATGTCTGTGGGTTCCGTTACAAATTGAAAGAGCTTCGTAGTATCATTGTAAAAAATAGGGATACTAACTTAAAAGCTTGCCAAGAGTGTTGGGATGCAGATCACCCTCAGAATAGTTTAGGGTTATATCCAGTAGACGACCCACAGGCTATACGGAACCCAAGACCAGATTATGCTGGATACGGGCAGAGTAGGGCTCAAATAACACCTGTTATACAATCTGTTGGTACAGGGTTTGTGGGTAGAGTCACCGTAAATATTGCGTAGGTAATTTATGAATTACACAGAGCTAAAGACAAATATACAAGACATAGCAGAGGATTCGTTTAGCGACGATCAGCTAGCTATGTTTGTGCAGCTAGCGGAGCAAGCTATATACAACTCCGTGCAGATACCCGCGCTTAGGAAGAATTCTACAGGGGCTCTAACAGCCGATAACAAATATCTAACTACCCCTACTGATTTTTTGTATTCCTACAGTTTAGCGGTTGTAGATGGTAGTGGATCGTATCATTTTCTAATCAATAAAGATGTCAACTTCATAAGAGAAGCGTATCCTAGCCCAACTAGTACTGGGCTACCTAAGCACTATGCTTACTTTGACGAGGACACATTTATTGTTGGGCCTACCCCAGATTCTGGATATACAGTTGAACTACACTACGGGTACTACCCAGAAAGTATAGTCACAGCAGGTACTACATGGCTGGGTGACGAGTTTGACTCTGCGCTGTTAAATGGCTCTTTACTTGAAGCTGCTAGATTTATGAAGGCAGAACAGGATACTATAGCCAATTACGAAAAGATGTATTTACAATCTATCACTTTGCTGAAAGCTCTTGGAGATGGTAAATTAAGAGCCGACGCATACAGATCAGGGCAACCTAGGTTCCCAGTAAGTTAAGGAGATTTAAATGGCTATTACTCAGGCAATGTGCACGTCCTTCAAGAAAGCCTTGTTGGATGGTGAAATGGACTTTAGCGGCGATACTGCGCAGACTTTTAAGATCGCTCTGTTCACTTCAGCCGCTACACTTAGCGCAGCTACCACTGCGTATTCTACCACTAACGAAGTAACGGGTACTGGGTACACCGCAGGTGGTATAACACTTACCGTTGTTGCACCTACCACGTCAGGCACTACAGCGTACATTGATTTTTCAGATGTAACTTGGAGCTCCGCTACTATTACTGCGCGTGGTGCGCTTATTTATAAGTCTATTGCGGGTAACCCTGCGGTTGCTGTATTGGACTTTGGCGCTGATAAGACGTCTACTAATGGTGATTTTACTATCCAGTTCCCAGCTGCTGGCGCGTCAACCGCTATTATTCGTATCGCTTAATTAGCGCATAGGCATGAGTCGTGGCTAACACTACCAATAGTGGGTGGGGTCGGGGCTCATGGTCCGAAGGTAAATGGAGTACACAACTTAGTGACTCCATTGCCTTTTCCGTTTCTGGTGTATCTGCTACTGGGCAACTAGGCAACGAAACTGTTGTAGCTAAAGCCGTCGTAGTTGAGACTGGCGTATCTGCTACTGGCCAAGTTGGTAACGAAACTGTTGTAGCTAAAGCCGTTGTAGTAGAGACTGGCGTATCCGCTACAGGTCAAGTTGGCAACGAAACTGTCACAGCCGACTCCGTTATAGTAGAGACGGGGCTAGCCGCTACTGGTCAAGTAGGCAACGAAACTGTTGTAGCTAAAGCCGTTGTAGTAGAGACTGGCGTATCCGCTACTGGTCAGGTTGGCAACGAGACAGTAAACACCGACCAAGTACTGTCAGTTTCTGGACTAGCTGCTACTGGTCAACTAGGCAACGAAACAGTAAATACCGACCAAGTACTGTCAGTTTCTGGACTAGCTGCTACTGGTCAACTAGGTAACGAGACAGTAAATACCGACCAAGTACTGTCAGTTTCTGGACTAGCTGCTACTGGTCAACTAGGTAACGAGACAGTTACAGCAGACTCACTTGTAGTCGAAACAGGACTAGCTGCTACAGGTCAACTAGGTAACGAGACTGTTGCAGCTAAAGCTGTTGTAGTAGCAACCGGCGTATCCGCTACTGGTCAAGTTGGCAACGAAACTGTTGTAGCTAAAGCTGTTGTAGTCGAGACTGGTGTCTCTGGCGCAGCGCAACTTGGCGCAGCAAGTATCTCGGAGTCTGTAACCATAGTATTAGGTGGTTGGGGTAGAGGTACTTGGGGCCAAGGTCCATTTGGTGCGCCACTAACCGGAACCATTGTTGCTACTGGTCAAGTTGGTAACGAGACTGTTACCGCAGACTCTCTTGTGGTCGAGACCGGCGTAGCTGCTACCGGTCAGTTAAATAGCGTAACGGTTACAGCAGACTCACTTGTAGTCGAAACAGGACTAGCTGCTACTGGTCAGTTAGGTAGCGTAACTGTAACCGCAGACTCGCTTGTAGTTGAGACGGGATTAGCCGCTACTGGTCAAGTCGGTAGCGTAGTAGTAAACACCGACCAAGTACTGTCAGTTTCTGGACTAGCTGCTACTGGCCAGTTAGGTAGTGTAACAGTTACCGCAGACTCACTTGTAGTCGAAACAGG